TTCAGTGCATTGACAACTATTGCAGCAAAGAAACCTTTACAAAAAAACAAAAACAATGTTCACACCAAAAGACGGACAATACTACTACTCGCCGCACGGATATGCCTGGGGCATCTGGCTCCACCACGACAACGGCGACGGCCATTCAAGCGCTGACTTCATCAAGGATTGCTACACCAGAGAGGAAGCAGCCGCAGAAGTGAAAAAACTCAACAAATGGTAATATGCTTTTAAACAATTTCATCACTAACGACCGAGGCATCGTTATCAAGAAATGCTGTGCCTCGTGCATACACATGGAGCCGGAAAACGAATTTCGGCGGAAATGCAAGATAGGAGAGGGCTCCGTCAGGCCGAGCGGCCTATGCTCCGACTGGGCAATGCGCGAGAATCTGCGCAATGCCGGGAAAGGCGACGGGAAAATCAAGAAGAAACGCTATCTCAAATACGTTCACGACTACGTCCATCCGACGCCTCCTGCCGAGCCAGTCTCCATCAACACCATCCGACGCGAATACGAGGAAGAACATGGTTCAATCTATTTAAATTTCTAACAATATGAACGAAGTAACAGTTACAACACAACAACCGCAGTCGCTCCAGCAGCTTATGAATAGCGGAGCGGTCATGAAGAAACTCAACGATGTGCTTGGCTCAGAGAAGAAGGCCGCATCGTTTATCTCGTCAGTAATCAGCGTCGCCAACGGAAACTCCATGCTCCGCAATGCAGCACCGATGACAATCCTCGGCTCGGCAATGGTAGCAGCGACGCTCGACCTGCCCGTAGTGCCCACACTCGGTCTTGCCTACATCGTTCCTTACAAGGGGCAGGCTCAGTTCCAGTTAGGCTACAAAGGACTCATCGAACTTGCCGAGCGTTCAGGACAGTTCAAGAACATCATCGACGAGGTGGTCTATGAAGGCCAGTTGGTGAAGAAAAACAAATTCACTGGTGAATACGAGTTCGACGAAGATGCGAAGACCTCCGATAAGGTCTTAGGGTACATGGCCAGAATGGATCTCGTCAACGGATTCTCCAAGACTATCTTCTGGACGAAAGAGGAAGTCGAGGCCCACGCCAAGAAGTACTCGCAAGCATTCAGCAGAGGATATTCCTCACCGTGGAAGTCAGATTTCGATGCAATGGCCCGCAAGACAGTCCTGAAGGCGCTGTTCTCAAAGTATGCGCCTAAGTCTGTAGCCATGCAGCAGGCCGTCAAGTTCGACCAGGCAGTTATCCGTCCAGACGGCATCACCGAGGACGACCTCGTAATTGATGCGTTCGATGCCGAATACATCGACAACGAGGCTCCCGTCGCCGAAGCCGCCACCGAGGAGGTAGACCCCTCCAAAGACCTCTTCGGAGATACCCCTAAAGACACGAAGAAAGGAGAGAAGAAATGATTGGCGACACCCAACGAACACGCGAGTGGTTCCTGAGCAGGAAAGGCAGAATGACGGCATCAGAAATCTACCTCCTGCTCAACAACCACAAAGAACCGATGACTGACGAGGAGTTGGCCGCTTTCAAGGCGGCTAACCCCAAGTCAAGAGTGACGACGAAGGAAGTGCCTTTCTCCGACGGCACGTTCACCTGGCTCAACCGCAAGGTCGCAGAATATTTCATGCCTGACGAAGCGTTCCTTGAAGACGTGGAACTGAAGCAGATTCAGAACCGGGCCGTCCAGCACGGCGAGTTCTGGGAGTCCGAAGCGAGAAACCGCTATTCGCAGGAAATGAACTGCGAGGTCTTTGAGGTAGGCTTCATCCCGCTCAAAGGCTACGAGAACTTCTGCGGCGGCTCTCCTGACGGCATGATTCGTGAAGAAAAAGGGCTCATCGAAATCAAGTGTGCCTGGAATCCAGAAGTTCATCAGGACTACCTGCTCTTCGAGAAACCCGACGACCTGAAGGACTACAATCTCCAGTACTACGCCCAAATTCAGTTGAACATCATCGTCACCGAATGCGAGTTTTGCGACTTCGTGGCCTTCGACCCACGCACGTCCTACTCCAAGCAGCTCAAAGTCCTTCGCATTCCGAAAGACGAAGAAATGTGCAGCACGCTATTGCAGCGCATCGAACTCGCAAAGGACTACTACAAGAAAAGAATCACCAAACTCAACAACATTCAAACCATTATAAAATAAACAATCCGGCATTATGAAAAATCTTTACGGGTCAATCGACCTCACCCTCATCGGGCGCATCGTTCGGCAGCATCCAGAACTCATCCGTAAGGTGCAGTTCAAGGACGGCGAACACCAGCTCCTCAACATCGACATTCACGACAAGCGCGAGGCCGACCAGTACGGCAACATCGCCTACATCAAGGCAGCCTGCAAGAAAGACCAGCAGCGCGAAGGTGTCAACTACTACCTCGCCAACCTCAAACTCTCGCAGTTCCAGGACGAACAGCAGCAGTCACCCGTTCCCAACGCGCAGCCCTACACCTCCGCTCAGGCTTCCGCCTCAGTGTCAGATGATAGCCTCCCTTTCTGATGTTCCGACCATAACCCTAAAACAATAAAACAACAATGAGCAACCAAACACAAAACCTCCGCTCCCGCACCGCCAAATGGTTTGAGTGCGTAGTCCGCTACGAACGCCAGCAGGAAGATGGCATCACAAAGAAAGTAACGGAGTCCTACATCGTCGATGCTCTCTCCTTCGCAGAAGCCGAAGCCCGCATTACGGAAGAGATGAAAGCCTATATCTCCGGCGAGTTCGAGGTAAAGAACATCAACCCCTGCCCGTTCAGCGAGATTTTCTTCTCCGACCAGGCTACCGACGACCGCTGGTACAAAGCCCGGCTCGCCTTCATCACCTTCGACGAGAAAACCGAGAAAGAGAAACTTTCCTACGTCTACTACCTCGTCCATGGCGACACCTTCGATCGCGCCAAGGCTTACATTACCCAGGTCATGTCTCCCACTATGTTTGACTACGTTATCAAGTCAGTCAACGAGACCAAGTACATCGACGTATTCGAGCACACCGTCAAGTAGTTCCGTTTGTCGCGACCAAGTCGCAACTTCATCAACTATGCGAAAAGGTTTTACAAAAATTCCAAACAGCATTGCCGATTTATCTCTTCCAATGGAAGTAGTTGGTTTGTACACATGGCTATCCGTCCACGCCGACAGGGACGGGCGGGTAGTCATGTCTCTCAACGAGATTTCGCGAGCTACTCATCTTAGTAAGATGCAGGTGCGCCGTTATCTTGAAAAACTAAGGGTGACACAGCTTGCGACACAGCTTGCGACACAGCCATCGACACAGCTACCAAACGTCACAACTATTTGTTTTTTAAGCAGTTGCGAACAGAAAAAAGAAAAGAGCGACATAGCTTCCGACATAGCTTCTGACACAGGTAGCGACACCCCTCGCGCATATAAGAATGATAATATTAATATCATGTCTTATAAGACTAAAGAAGACAGGATTATTTCTCCTAACGTCGAAATAATCACACACACACAAAGTAGCGCGTGCGAGGCTTTTCACGAATGGCTAAGCAAAGAATGTCCGTATATCGCAACCCACTACAAGCTCCTGACAGAAGAAGAGTTCGCAAAACTGAAGGCTGCGTATGGCTCGCAGGCGATAGCCGACGTATGCTCAAACATCGAAAATCGCAAAGACCTGCGAAAGAAATACACGAACCTCTACCGAACGCTCCTCAACTGGTTAAAACGTAACAATCATGCAACAACCCCAAACCCTCAGCAGCCTTATCACGACAGCGACCACCCGACAACTGAGCAACTGCGACAACAGACAGCTGCCTACATCGCAAGCCGCCTCGCGCAAGACTGAAATCATCCTTCGGCGATTCGGGCCCAAAGAATCGTTTCTCGCCAAGGTAAACCCGGACACGCAGGTATTCTTCGGGCAAAACACGGAAAAGGCCGTTATGGGCGACTTTCCGACACTCGCTGACATCAACGCAGCCTACGGGAAAGGATTTGCATCCGACTGGCTGATGCCGCAAATCTTCAACCTTGTGGCAAACTGCGGAGCGAAGAATCTCACCTTGGAGCAGGAAGTTGAACTCTCGCGAATCATCGCTGCCGAGTACTACTATTTCAAAATCAGCGAACTGCTCCTGTTCTTCTACAGATTCAAGACGGGCCGTTACGGTCGTTTCTACGGCTCCGTAGACCCGATGGTGATAACTTGTGCCCTCCGGGAGTTTCGACGCGAGAGAAACGATTTAATCGGCCTCTACGAGCAACAGCGACGTGAGGAGAAGGAAGCCGAGTACAACAAGGCGCACCCTCCTATGACTCGCGACGAATGGATTGAAGTAAAAACCATCATCGCCATGTACAACTCCAACTACACCGTCTAACCCTCAGTCAAATCTCCCTATGTACTACAAAGACCCCGGTTATTGGCGAGATTGGTACTGGAATCGCGGAGGCCGCGAGAAAGTCCAAGCCAGACGCTACATCAACGAATACAAACGACTCCTAAAACGACAGCAAGAAAATGAAAAAGAAAAAGGAAAATAAACCCATTTACACCTTACGTCTCACCGAACGTCAGGCCAAACTCCTCTCCTATGCCTGCGACCAGTTCTCACGCCTTATCTGTGGTCAGGACTGGTCGTATCAGAACCTGATGGAAGAGGCATGGGAGAAGCGTTGCAAGGAAGCTACAGGCAACTTCATGAACGACGTATGGGACGGCGGCTGGCATGCCATGCGCCACGATGCGGAAGCCATCTGCAAGCAGATAAAGAAACGCTTCTGGGGCTTGGATTGGAACTCTCTTTACGGAGTCAAATACGACGACACCGCTGATATTCTCTTCGATTTGCATCAGGTTATCAGGTATCAGTTGTGGCTCGATCGTCCCGAAAGCGAGAAATCGCACATCACCGTCGATGCTTCCCCCGCCATGCGGTTCGGTAGCGAGCCGTTGGCTGAAATTACGAAAGTCACAAACCCTAAAACCGAAAAGAAATAATGAGCTGGACGATTAATTTCCCAACTGACGACGGGATAGTTTTATTCATGCAGGACAAGGTAAACGCTGCCGAAATCAAAGACGGCACGATTAAAGTGTGGTTAAACAACAACACCCCGTATGTGTTTAATTACAAAAATAAAGAAATGGCAAAAAAGAATTTTGCCAAGTTAAATGAATACCTAAACGAAAAGGACACCTTTATTGAGAAGGCTTGCGAATGGTTAAAGAAAAACCGTAAAAACTATTCTTCAAATGCTCTTGGGGAAGAATATCTTATTGACGACTTTAAAAAAGCAATGGAGGAGTAAGCTATGACAGCAGAACAATTTATCAAAGATTACACTCAATCTTGTAGCAACGAGCTTATTGCCGTTGAAGATATACACGGCACGACGGTAATATCTTATCGTGAGTGGTTGACTCCTGAGCAAGCACTTAGGGCTGTTGAATTAGGAAGAAACAACCTTTGGAAGCCTGCCGATGGTGATGACCTGCCCGAAATAGACAGGGAGGTTGTGGTCTTTACCCAGAACTTCCCCGATGATGCTGGCATAATGAAAGTCGCTATAGCACATCGTCCTAACCCTAATGGGTGGGATGGTAGGAATATATTAACAGGAGAAGTAAACCACTATACACCAAAAACTTATGATAAAGGTGGTTGGAACATACCTGATGTGAAGTGGTGGTTAGACTTAGATTTACCTAATATGGAGGAATAATTATGATACTACAAGACTACAAGATTGATGATGATTCTATAACCATTACAAAACAAGAATTAGAAGAAGCTCGTGACCATTATTGTAAAGTGGCAGACAAATTCAAACCACGAAAGAATAAAGAGCTTGACTATCGCTATACCCTGTATTTGGGTAAGGCAGCAGTTTTGACCGATATATTAAAAATGTTTGAACCAATAGATTTTATTTAACAATGAAACTTAACAGAAATTTAGAAGAAATAAGGGCAAACACTGTCAACGAGTGTTACTATTGCACCCCTGACCATAAAAACTGCTCAATATGCGTATGGAGGAATAATCTATGACGCTAAGCCAACTAATTGACAAAGCTACCTTAATAGGTAGGCAAATATCTTCTGCTGATATTCCCATTTATATCAATAATACTACTTGTATCACAGATATTTACTTATCACAAGATAATAATAGGAAATATTATGTGAATATAGATACTATTAAAAGGTATTATGCAATAGATATAAAAACAACAAGTATAAAGAGTAAATTATGAAAGCATTTACAGATTTAGAACAATCAAAAAAGTTGGCAGAGTTCCTGCCGCTTGAAAGTGCTGATATGGTATGGGCAACTGACAACGATGTTATTGTTGTACCTTATGATGTGGTAGCAAGAGAAAATGTATTACACGATTTTGTTCCTTGTTGGAGTCTTGCAGTTCTAATGGATATTTTAGATCGTGGAGCTTTGTTTAAGACACCAAAAGGATGGGTATGTCAAACTTATGTAGAATATAAAGCTATTAACAGTAATTATCATAGTAATCCTGTAGACGCTTGTGTAGAAATGATATTAGAATTACACAAACAAAAAGATAAATAATATGACACAAAAAGAAAAAGAACTTTCATTTATAGACATTAGTGGAAGATTGTATTATGGTGTTATAGTCAATTATAAGGAAAATGAGTATGATCACCATAAATGGAAAATTAATAATTTGCATACTCTTAGTTATAGTAAAAGCGGTAGCCTAATAGATACGGATTATGATGGTTGGATTAGTTATGAAGAACATGAAGGATGTGGTATGTCATCTGGTTCAAGACCTTTCCGTTTTGGAGAAGTTCTTCCATATCTTCGTTCATTATCTTCAATGACAGAGGAAGAAAGGAAGGTTTATATAGAAATCAGTTCGCATCTTTGTGGAGAAATTGCTGCGAAAACAATGATTGATTGGCTGAATGCCAATCATTTCGACTATCGTGGATTAATTCCTATGGGTTTAGCGCTTGAAGTGACAGAAGAAAACAATCCATATAAACATTAAAACATGAAGAAGATTGAAAGAATAAAAGACAAGGCTATCATTGCCATCGTGTATCTGATAACCATCATCATTGCAGTTCTCCTGCTGATGAGCTGCAATGTTAGAGAAGAAAATGGTTCATTTTATGTGACAACAACCATTGATAGTTGTGAATATATTATCTCTGGATCACTATTTAATAATGGCAATATCACCCACAAAGGCAACTGCCGCTACTGCGCCGAGCGCAACCGCCGTATGATCCGCGAGCAAGTAGATAGCATCCTCACCGA